TTCTTTTGCATAAGGGTCTTTATCTATCTTATCTTTTTCAATTGATGATAATGCAAATGGTGTTAATATGAGAGCAGCAATGCTTGAAGCAAGACCAAGTGGTCCACTCATAACTGTCATTAACCAACCACCAGCAGTTTTCAATATATCATATACCCTTTTCATATCAGCCAAATCACCTAATATGGATGATCCTTGTTCTTCAACTTTTTCGGCTGTTTGTACTGGCACCAAATCTTTTTTCAGTTGTTCTATTGTTTTTAATAAATCTTTGTGCCTTCTGTCGGCAGTTCTTTCAGATTCCATTAATTTTTCTTCAGCAAAATTATTCTGTTTTTGTCTGGCCACAATATCTTCTTCACGGTTCTGCTTCATAAAATCATAAATCTTATTCAACATTTCATCCATACCAGAAGAACCACCGCCGCCATCTTTTTCCAGTTTACCAATCTTAGTTGATGTTGAAACGGGTCTTGCACGGCCCGTGAAATATTCAATATCTTTTCTGGAACGACCTGTCATTTTACCAAGAATTGCAGGACCCAATCTGGATCCACCTGTCATAAACTTTGCAACGTTTAACGGATCAAATTTGGCTTTAAGTCTGGTAACTCTGGCTTTTGTTTTTAGACCAATAGCTTTACCAATTGATGCACCATATCCCTCACCAGAGATAAGTTGGTCAGCAATAACGGAACCAAGAGATTGATTCTTCAACCTCGCAGCCATCTGATATGACATTTTATTATCTGTAGCCATTTTATTGTTGTTGCTTTCTTACATGGGGTGGTCTATCATCAACCTTTTGTTCAGGTTTAACATTGTTTGTCTGGTTGTTTGTCGTAGTGGTATTGTTCGTTGTTTGAGCTGACTTATCTTTATTTAACTTTTCTTTGAGGTCTGCATTTTCTTTGGATGATTGGTCAACTTTGGTGCCATCGTTTGACAACATATCTAATGCCAATGCTTTTTCTTGAACAAATCTATCCTGTACACTCTTTCTTACTTTTTCTGAACTACTACCAAATTTTGTTCCTCTTATTTCATATACACTGTTTATTATATTTTTTGGATCGGCATTTATGCCACCATTATCTTGAATTGCTTTTTTAAATATTCCGTAAGCACCATTATTATGTTTTGCTGAACCTGGCCCATGCTGTACTACTGTGCTAAAAAAAACATCTTTTATAGCAGCAGATTGTTTTTCAACATCATAACCAGTTCCTTGTAATAATGTTTTTGCAGCAGGTTTAAATTGTGAGTCTTCAATAAAATCATGTTGTAATTTATCAAAATCTTTACCTTTTTCAGCCGATATTTTTTTCCATTCATCAACAAATGGTCCCTTATCTGAACCCGTATCAGCAGGACCCGCAGATTTCAATCTGGATACTATATCAGTTTCACCTTTAGCTTCTGCAAATTTTAAAAATGCAGCCATACTACCAACTTTAGCTGCTATTTGATAAGTACCATAACTAGTTCCACCAGTAGAATCCCAACCAACTACTGCGCCTGCGTTTTTTCTTCCACCCGTTTCAAATTTAGAACTTAATTTACCTAATTCTTGAGGAGTTTTAGTCGCTGTCGGTGGTGGTTTCACTTGAGCAGGCTTTGGTGCCGCAGGTGCAGCTTCCGCTTTTGGTGGTGGTTTGACCTCTGGCGGTTTAACCTGTTCCGCTTTTGGTGGTGGTTTGACCTCTGGCGGTTTAACCTGTTCGGCAGTTTTCTTGGCTCTATCATCAGCTTCCCGTTTAGCTTTATCTTCAGCAGCCTTTTTAGCTCTATCATCAGCTTCCCGTTTAGCTTTATCTTCAGCAACCTTTTTAGCTCTATCATCAGCTTCCCGTTTAGCTTTATCTTCAGCAGCCTTTTTAGCTCTATCTTCGGATTCTTTTTTAGCTCTATCTTCAGCAGCCTTTTTAGCTCTATCTTCGGATTCTTTTTTAGCTCTATCTTCAGCAGCCTTTTTAGCAGTATCTTCTGCTGGTTTCTTAGCTGGTTCTGGTGGCTTTTTAGCCGGCTCAGGTGGCTTTTTAGCCGGCTCAGGTGGCTTTTTAGCCGGCTCAGGTGGCTTTTTAGCCGTTTCTGCTGGCTTTTTGGCCGGCGCAGTTGGCTTAGCTGGTTCAGTTGGTTTAGCTGCCTCTTTTTCTTCCGCCTTTTTCTCACGGCGAATGACTCTCTTAGGCTTTGGTCTTCTACGAACCGTTAACGCCTTCAACAATTCTTGGTGGCGTTGTTCTTCTTTTCCTGTATCAGTTTTTTTATATTTTTCTTCTGTTTTTCTTTGGTCTAATTCATCTTTGCGATTATCAACCATCAATTGATAGATTTGACCAAGAACACCATCCATTTCGCCACTATCCGCAAGAGCCTTAGGTGTGGCCTTGGTGGAATTCAGCAATGAAGCTGAAGTTTGTTTTGATTTTTCGGACAATTTACTCATCGATTGTTGATGAGTAACATCCTTACTGGTGTCTCTTGCCATTTATCTCTTTTGTCGTTCTCTTATTTTTTGATTTTCTTCCTCAATATACTGAATCAACATAGAGACATAGATATCTCTTTCCCATGGCAACATAGCTTCTAACTCCGTCAAACTGTATTTGTGATGCTGCATCAAAGAGAAATTAGTTTTGTAATAATTCCTCAAGTTATCGTGACGCAGCGTCAACCGAAAAAATTTTCGAGACCTTCTACGTCAATTTTATGATAAAAACCACATTTACTACAAGTCATCTCAACCGTTTCTTTTAACTTTGGTAAGTTATTAAAGAAGTGTTCAACCTTTTCAAATTGAGCCTGATTCAGACCTTCAACAAACTCCAACATTTCACCAGGTTCGGCCTCATGTGCATAATAGAATTGGTCGCCGTCAAAAATGTGTTCGATGCTTTCTGAAATCAAGTTGAAAGTCACCTCAGTAATATCTTCCATGTTGAGAGAATCTTTGATGATACCAAACTCAGGGTACTTCATCTTAATCATAATCTTGTCAGTCAATTGAATTTCTGGACTAACTTCTTCCTCACGATATGGTTGAATATTCTGTAGGTTAACACTTGCTTCCATAATGTTACCACAAACCTTTTCTTCAACCTCATTATTACAACGGTATCTTGTCTCTACAATTTCACCGACAGATTTGCTTCTGAGATTGATGAAGTAATATTCAACATCAATGATAGGCAATTTGTCAATATTGATACCTTCAGTCAAAGTACAATTGTTCAGTATGTCACGGACATTCTGTTGAATCGTTGAGGACTCATTTGACTCCAGAGCCATCAATAGATTCTTTTGTTCTTTAACTAGAAACGGTCTATATTTAATTGTTTTCTTAGATATAGGTAATTCAATTTCATATGTTGGCACATCAAGTTTAGGTAAAGCCATAATTTCTCCAATTTAATTATACAAATCCATTAATATTATCAGCACTTTTGCCAATCGAATCAATTCCAGAACCAATCGCACCAGTGGCACTATCGGTGATTGCACCAATAGCACCTTTTGCAGTACCACCAAGCCCACCGTACTTGTCGATAACATTTCCGACTGCCGAATCCAACAGTTCCATCGCAAGGCCTTGGAGAGAATTGTTCTTCCAGTAAGTGTATGCAAATGTCACTGATAGTTTGTGGTAACCATCATTAGACCAATCTAAGTCCATTTGGTTTATTGCAATTGGAAATGCCTCATACAAGTTGCAAGAGTATGATGGTTGATTCGTAACATCATATTGTGTTATTGTCAAATCTGTACAATAATCACTTTTATATCTAAAGTTGTTGTTGTACAACGGATTGATAAAGTTCAACCACGCATCAAAGAATACTTTTTGTGACATATCATCATCAACAATAAATGTCAAATCAATGTCACTATATGTGTTTTGATATGGAAACTTCTCAATCGGACCATATGTCTTTTGTTCGATTGTTGCAAGAGTTCTACCTGGTAGATTTGCGTTCTCACATCTATATTTCAGGTTTCTATTGGTCTTTACATAAGCCAACAGTGTAAAAGGAATAGGAACATCCACCTCAAAACGATTCGGTCTAGCCAAATCGCCGGTGAAAGATGATTTAAAACCGCTAATTGAAACTGGCATTTTAGTTCCTTATTTCTTCTAC